CAATGCGTAATGAAACCATTACTATTGACGGGCATTCTACAAGAACTCAGGTTAAAGATTTAACCATAACGGTCGCTTCTGATAACTGTGCACAGGTAGCATCATCAATTACCACCTTAATGGCAATTGTTGTTCAGGCAATACAAAATGGAAACTTGACTGGTATTACAAGAACTACTGACAGTCCAACAAATATTGCATATAGAGATGCTGCTAAATTAATTATGTTTAATAAAGAATATATTAAAATTGAAGCATTACAAAGAACTCTTAATAATTTCCCTGGATTTAATGTTCCTGGTGGAAATACTAAGTGTCTAAGAGACATTGGTTATATTGTTGATGCAATTGTATATGACTTGTTGACAAATGGAAATAGTGCAATTTATGCTGCGACATCATCGTACATTGACGCTGCAACAGGAACCATTGCCTCTCTAGAAGGAGAATTGATTCAAAGTATCTTTGCATATCAGCAAGTAAGAGATTTAATGAAACTAGCAATATCCGAGACTTTACCTTCTCCAGCTACTGCATCTGGTTTTTATGCTTACACTGACAGTGCAATCGCACTTTCTGGTTCAATTCTAACTGAACTTCAAAACTTTGTCCAAGATAAAATGGCAATTTTATTAGGTACACTTAATAATACAAATTATCTTATTGCTAACAATATTGTCAGTACAACTTCGGTTGAAGTCCCTACTATCATATATCCAACTAGACCACTCAGAACACCAATTGAAGGATCTCTGAGGGCAGGTGAATCATTATATGGAACAGTATCTGGTCAATATGCTGAGATTGAGTCTATTACTACAAATAGGGCATCAATTAAAACTATGCTCATGAGATTTGAAGTTGATTTCACTGTTGCATCAGAGAAATTTGCAGTTGGAAATGTATTAAGTATTCAAGGTCAACCATCAAGAACATGCACCGTATATTCTGTAGAATATGCAGAAAATATTAATTACATTGATGTCATTGTTAATACTGGACCATTTAGTGTCGGTAATACTTTGTTGTCAAATGTTAATTTTACAGCTACAATTGAGGCAATGAATGATAGATTCCAACTAACTGAAGTAATCGGTTCATTTACTGCAGGTCATTATTTTAGACCATCTAGATCAACTATTTCTGGAACAGTAATTGCATATCAATATAATTCGTCTCCAGTTCTATCCAATCTTGGTGGAAAACTAACCCTAGAAACAGAATCTCTAGTCGGACAATTTGATGTGAGTACTGTTGCTTACTCATCGTTAAGCAGAAGATACGTTGATGTATTAGGTTATCAAGGAACACAAATTTCAATTGGGGATTTAATAAAAACAACAAAAATTTATAGATTAACTGTAGATCTATTGGGTTCTACTCCTAATGAAAATCAATTCCCTGTAGGAGAACTACTTGTAAATATTGTTGATAATCTTCCACAAGGAAAAAGTGCAACTATTTTAAATGTATCTATTCCAGATGGGTTGCCTGCATCCTCTCCAACTAGATATATTTACATTGGCAATATTGAAGATGATGATAATTTTGAAATCAATGAAACTGTAGCATACTTCCAAGGTGCTGATCAATATCCATCTGGAATGGCTTATGTAGCAGCAGTCACTGAAACAAATTCAGTCTCTTTTGCAAGAGTTGAAAAAGTTCTTCAAATTGGTACTGGATATAGAATTTTCCTCAGTTCAGTTAAAGGAACAGTTGCACAATATGCTCAAATTATTGGTCCTAACAACTATCGGGCACCAATTCAGTCAACAACTGAAATTGTTGGAAGAATTAGCAGATCTTTCAGAGGATTCGATGGTGTTCAAACAACATTTAAACTAACATCTAATAATGGAGTTCCATATTTTCCAAATGAAGATGGTCATGTGTTGATATTTGTTAATGGTATTCTTCAACCAGTAGAATTTGCATACACTGTGTTTAGTGATGTAATTCAATTCTTAGAACCACCAGAAATTGGAGCATCTTTCAATGGTACATTTGTAGGTAAGTTAAGACAGTTAGATGACATTTCATTTGAGTTTGATTCTTTGAGAAATAGTTTCAACTTAAAACTCAATGAGGTATTCTATTCCTTGACTATTACCGAGGGTATTCAATCAACTAACATCAAACCAGAAAATAATATTATTGTTTCATTAAATGGTGTGTTGCAAGAACCAGGAGTTGCGTTTGAAATTGTTGGTTCTAGGATAAACTTTGCTGAAGTTCCAAGAGCAGGAAGTGTATTTGTTGCTTATTCATATATTGGTTCTGATGCTGATGTTATTGCCGCAACAGTAATACCTCCTATTGAAGCAGGAGATAAACTTGAAATTGAAGGTGAGGATGTTGATAGAACAGTTGCAGTTGTTGAGTCTTCAAACTCATTGGTCACATTTGATTATCTAGGATCTATTTTTGGAAAGGGTGCTGCTGCTATTGCTAATTTAACTTCGGGCACAGTTACAAATGTACAGTTGACTGCAGGTGGTGATGGATATACTTCTAGACCTACAGTATCTTTAAGTTCTTCAAGTGGATTTGACGCTTCTGTTAAAGCAATCGTTGGTATTTCTAGGGTAGATGTTGTTAACAGAGGACAGCATACCAAGTATCCAGAAATAGAAATTGTCACCAATATTGAAGAATTTGATGAAGTAGACACATTTGATTCATCAAGTGCAACATTTGATTTAAGTTCCGTCACATTTGATGCAACATAAATAAAACTATAGGAGTTCTTAAGAAAGATGGCAAAACAGTTAATAAGTGTTGGTTCCTCACCAAATGATGGGACTGGTGATACTCTTCGAGCAGCTGGTCAAAAACTTAATTCTATGTTAACAGAAGTCTACGATAAACTCGGAGATTCTACAAACATACAAATTGATATTGGAACTACGATAACTGCTGGGCACGTATTGAGATCATCTGGAACTGCATTTGTTCCTGCTCCTTTATCTTATACAGATATCATCAATAGACCAACAATTCCTGCAGCACAAGTTAATGCTGACTTCAATGCTACTAGCGGTGTTGCACAGATTCTTAATAAACCAATTCTTGCTGCTGTAGCTACATCTGGAGCATATAATGATCTAACTGGTAGACCTACTTTGTTTTCTGGGGCATATAATGATCTAACTGGAAGACCAACATTTGCCACTGTTGCAACTAGTGGATTATATGAGGACTTGCTAAACAAACCTACTATTCCAGCAGCACAGGTAAACACTGACTGGAATGCAACAACAGGTATATCTAGAATTTTAAATAAACCAACACTTTCAACAGTAGCAACTTCTGGAGCATATAATGATTTAATTGGCAAACCAACATTATTTGATGGAAACTACAATAGTTTGACAAATAGACCTACTATCCCAACAAACTTAGATTCCATTACTGATGTTGTTTTAACATCACCAACAACAGGTCAAGTTTTAAAGTATGACGGTGCAAACTGGGTAAATGATACGGATCTAGCTGGATCTGGTGGTGGAGGTAGTTCACTACAAAATAGAGGAACATTATCAGTTTCAACAAGTTCTATTGCAAACAATGCAGCAACGAATGTTGGACTTGTTGGTTATAAGTCTTATGCACTATTAAAAGTTGAGACCAACTATGCTGCTTGGGTCACTATCTACACGTCTACAAGTGCTAGAACTGCAGATTCGGGTAGACCTGAAACTACCGACCCAACTCCAGGTTCGGGAGTTATTGCAGAAGTAATAACTACTGGTGCAGCAACACAATTAATTACACCAGCAGCTCTCGGATTTAATAATGATGCTACACCGTCAACAAACGTATATTTAAAAGTTGTTAATAAATCTGGTTCTACACAGAGCATTACAGTTACCCTAACACTTCTGCAACTAGAGGCATAATATGGAAGAGCAGGAATATATTGTATCGTTAAAGAATTTTGAAGATTTAGAAGAATTTTATGATGATATGGAAACCTCTGGGGGAACACTTTACATTCCTGATAGGATAGTAGATTGTAGTGTAAGAAGAGCAATTAGTAGAAATACTCATTATACTCTTACAGAATCAGAAGCTACCCAATTAAGAAAAGATCCTAGAGTGTTAACCGTTGAGAGATTACCAAAAGATCGTGGTATAGAAACAACACCATTCTGGACTCAAGGACCAGCTGCGTTCGAGAAGAGCAGTGCAATCGATCAAGCTGATAAGAATTGGGGACTACTAAGATTAATCGAGGGTGGTCCATATTCAAGTTGGGGAACAGACGGAGCGTTTACTCAAAGAAATGCAACCATACAAACTACTAGTTCAGGTAAAGACGTTGATATAGTAATTGTTGATGCTCATATAAATCGTCTTCACCCAGAATTTGCAGTCAATGCAGATGGAACTGGTGGTAGTAGAGTTATACAATTTGATTGGTTTTCTCTAAGTGAATATCTAGATATACCGACTACTGGAGCATATAACTACTCAGTATCTGTACGTAGTAATCATGGAACTCACGTAGCTGGAACAGCTGCAGGTAATACTCAAGGATGGGCAAGAGATTCTAATATCTATTACATTGAATTTAATTATACTGCAGCTGGTGGAACATTTACACCAGGATCATGGGATTTATATTTATTTGACTATATTAGAGCATTTCATCTCACTAAACCCATCAACCCATCTACAGGAAGAAGAAATCCAACAATTTGTAATAATAGTTGGGGATATAGTTATGGTAATATTTCGTTAGGAGATATTTTCCAAGTACAATATCGAGGAGTAATTTCTAGTTTAGCTAACTTATCTACAGTTACAAAAAAATCAGCACTTGAAGAAAGTGGTGTTCCTGTTCCTTTTGACACTTATTTGTTTAAAACACCAGCACGAGTGACTGCACTAGATTTAGATGTTGCGGACGCAATAGAAGATGGTGTAATAATTGTTGGATCTGCTGGTAATTCATATTGGAATTGTGCCAGACCTGGAACAGCAGATTATAATAATACTGTAACTGCTGGACAACAGATCTTCCATTCTAGAGGATCTAGTCCTTCTGCAGCTGAAGGTGCAATTTGTGTTGGAAGTGTTGGTGCTAGAGCAATTGAATATAAATCAACATTTAGTAATTATGGAAATAGAATAGATGCTTGGGCACCTGGATCAAATATCATTTCTGGAGTATTTGATGCTAGTGCAGCATCAGAATTTGGTATTACTCTTGCATTTGATCCAAGAGATCCTAATTACAGAATTGGATCTATATCTGGAACTAGTATGTCTGGTCCACAAATTAGTGGTTTACTTGCTTGCCTTGCTGAGCAGTTTCCAAATATGTCTCAGTCGCAAGCTCTTTCATACTTACAAACAAAATCTAGGACTGGGCAGGTTATCTCTAGTGGTGGGAAT